TTCGGGTCCTTGAGGCTCAGTCCCGAGCGACCGAAGTCCCGCACCACCTTTGCTGCCGCTTTCTTGGTCATGCCTTTGCCTTTCCGAAGATGTTTTCCTCAGTCAGGATGCGGAAACTCCAACCCCTGTCCTCGCAGTAGTCCTTAGCCGCAGACCACTTCGCCGAGTTGATCATCCAATTCCTGATCTCCGTGATCTTGCTCTTGGACACCCTCTTGGTGGTGGGTTGCTCGGGCTTCATCGTCTGCTTCTTGGGCTTCACCTCAATCAGGGACTCCTCCACGGTTCCATCGGGCTTCCTGATCCGAACCCAAAAGTCCACGAAGTACCTGTGTCTCCTGCCGTCTAGCGGGGAGATGTAGGGCACGATCACTTCCTCGGATGACCACTCGACCACGGAGTCGTTCTCGTCGCAGAATGTCATAAACCTGCGCTCCCACAGAGAGCGGTAGAAGCACATGTTGGCATCCCCTTTGTACTTCTGCGGCTGCTTTGGCTTGAATTTTCCCTTGTAAGACTTGCCCGTGGCTATGGCAGATCCCTCCGCTTCCTTATGTAGCGGCACTCGCTAAATACGATCACGATGGCAAACGAATACAGCAGCGTGGGGACATTTGGGGACATTCGTGCTATTGAGGGCATGCTCCTCAATAAGTCGAGGTCTGCGTTTGAGCGTCGGCTCTACGAGCGTGGCAAGGATGTCCGAGACAGGAAGCACTACAAGTACCCTCTTGAGATCCTCAGCACTCCCGACCACATGAACGCTATGTGCATTGAGATATGGGACAACAATCCCGCATATCTCGCCACTAAGCGTGAGACATTCAAGCGTCTTGGCGAGAGTGCCGCCCGAGCGGTGGGTGCCTCGCAGCAGAACGCCCAAAATGGACAGGCGGCAGCCGACATCGGGGACATCGTGGGTGCTGGTATCCAAGGCGCAGCGGCTGCTGCGGGAGCCTTCGTCGGTTTGCTTTCGGATGCCTTCGTCGGAGGCAACCTACAAGGACAGGGCTCGGGAAGGGACTCCTACACAGAGGAACAGACGGGTCTTGCGGGTGGCACAGCCCCCGTCATGCACAGGATCTACCTGTACATGCCAACGAACATGTCGTTCGGGTATGGATTTGAGTACGAGGATGCCAACATGAGCGGCATGGACATCCTCAAGTTGCCCAAGGCTTTGGCTCAAGGCAACGCCGAGGTGGCTAAGGACATAGGAAAGAAAATCGCAATGACCAATCTCAAGGTCCTTGACGATCTCGGCAGCAAGGTCGGTATCGAAGCAGGAACTCTCGGGAAGTTCTTCTCGGCGCAGCAGAGGCAGGTCATCAATCCCATGAACCTGCACATCTTCAAGGAGGTGAAGAGGCGTGAGTTCTCATTCGCATACACCTTCCTCCCGAAGAGCCGTGCGGAGATGCTCAACTGCCATGAGATCGTGAACATCCTCAAGTTCTTCGCTCACCCCAAGAGGTCCGAGGGCGAGGGAAGGTTCCTCGACTACCCCGCAGAGTTTCAGATTTACTTCCTACAGGGCGACGGCAAGAACAACGCATACATGCCCTACATCTTCAAGTGTGCGCTGAAGGACATCAAGGTCTCCTACGGCGAGGAAACCGTGTTCTCCACATTTGAGTCGGACGATTTCGGAGCATCTCCGACCAAGATGAAGTTGGATCTCACCTTCAGCGAACTTGAGATCCTGACCCGTGATAGGTTCGGCATCGATGTCGGCACCGTTCCGAGTGCATGAGGTAAAGCATGGGATACTTCGATTTCATCCCGAGCGTGGCTTATCCGAATGACGAAGGCGGCAGGACCATCGTCAAGGACATACTCGTCCGTGGCAAGATCATCGACGCTCTCCGTGAAGCCGCCTCGGCGGCACTTGAGTACACGGTCGAGGACGAGGAGAAGCCCGAGACCCTCGCATACAGGATCTATGGCAGAGCCGACTACCATTGGCTCATTCTTCTCTTCAACGAGATCCACGATCCATTCTTCTCTTGGCCGATGAGCATCAACGAGATGGAGAAGCACATGGAGGCTTCCTACTCGGGCAAGGCACTCTTCATCGACCCTGTTGGTCTTTGGGACTATGACAAGGAACTTCCCCTCGACAGGCGTGTCCCCCACTTCGCAAAGGGAGACCTGATCCAACAGAAGGATGTCTTGGGGTCGGTGGTGGCGACCGCCGAAGTGATTTCATGGGACCCCAACCTGTACAAGGTCGTGGTGGATTCCGTCAGCGGCTCGTTCAGGCTTGTGGGGGAGGCGGCTAGGCATACGAGCGTGATCTCGGACAGGACCGCCTTGACGAGGGACATCACCACGGTCAACTCCACGGGCAAGACGATCACCGTCCCGCTCGTCAGGATCACCGATGACAACAGGTATGCCTTGCAGCGGTTTGAGAACTCCTCGCAGGAGGAGATATCCCCTTGGTTCCGTGCCAAGGGCAACCCTACGCCGATCATCGAAAAGTATGCGCTAGGCAGGTCCGAGGTCTTCCCGATGGGGGATAACGAGGTGGGAGAGGACCTCGGTAACGCCACAATCGTGACCAACATAGAGAACGAGGAGAGGATCAACGATGCGAAGCGCACGATCAAGGTCATGCGTCCCGAGTACATCGACTTGGTCTTGAGAGACTTCCGCAGTCTGTTCTGAGGAAACCATGCCTGAGATCAATGACGAGACGATGATGCGACCTGGCGATGTGGTGATCGATGAGATCACCCTTCGGTCCTACACGGGATTCAACCTCAGCCTCAAGGGCATATTTCAGAACTTCACCATCTACGAGGACATCTTTTCCAACTGCATGTCGGGAAGCATCACGCTGATCGACAGCATGAACCTCATCAAGCACTTCCCGATCATCGGTGCCGAGACCCTGACCGTGAAGTACAAGACCCCGTACAAGGGGTCGCCGTTGGTCAAGTTGGTTTTCCGAACCTACAAGATCTCGGTCAAGGTCGCCACGGCGCAGCCCTTCACGCAGATGGTCAGGATCGAATTCATGTCCGACCACGCCTTCAAGAGCATGCAGAAGAAGGTGTCCAAGTCGTTCAATCGGATGCCTGTCTCCAAGATGGTCGAGAACATATTCCTTGAGTACCTCGCAAGGACCGACGAGGAGAACAGCGGCATCCTCAAGGCTGCGCTGCAAGGTGCCGTGGCGGGAGGCATGATCGCAGGTATTGCGGGTCCGATTGTCGCCGCTCCCACCGCAGCACTCGGTGCCGTGATCGGTGCGGTCAAGGAGGCTAACGACGATGACAGGATCCCGCTGCGGACTGTCGAGGAGACTTACGACACCCGCTCGTATGTCATACCCTATTGGTCTCCCTTGTACACGATCAACTGGTTGGCGCACAAGGCTCGCTCCAAGTACGACACATCCCTCTGCGACTATGTCTTCTACGAGAACTCCGATGGTCACCACTTCATACCGATCTCACGGCTGAAGCGGCAGTCACCGAAGTTCACCTACACGGACTATGTGCAGGGATTCAGAAGTCAGTCGGGCGAGAGGATGATCGAATCCGAACTTCGGAACATCATCGCCATGACCGTGGAGGACATCTCCGACAGGGTCAAGCAGCAGAGTTTGGGGATGCTTTCCTCGGCGATACTCGCCCATGACATGGTCACCAAGTCGTGGAAGACGGTCCACTTCAACTACGACGAGTCTTTCTACAGGCAAGGTTTGCATGTGGAGGAGTATCCGCTCATACCCGCCGAGAAGACGGACTACTCCAAGGCTGTCGAGTCGAGCATCAAGTACTACCCGAACACGACATACACCATGAACGGCATCGTGTCGAACAGCGAGCCCGAGGAGACGGTTCTGCTCAGGCAGTCCCTGCTCAATCAGATCAACTCGGTGAACATCATAGTTGAGTGCCACGGGGACACGAATGTGAAGGTCGGTCAGGTCATCGAACTCAGGATCCCCGCACCCGAGTCCACCAAGAAGGCTGACAAGTACGAGGATGACTACATGCGTGGCAAGTACCTCGTAACGACCGTGAAGCACACGGTGACGGACAGGGACCACACCATGACCATGACCCTTTCCCGTGATTCCCTCCCCGAGGCAATCGCCGACTTCAAGAAGCCCGAACTCGCCATGGAGATCTGATGCACAACCACGAACCCATTCGTTCCGACTTCCTCGGCAAAAACGGCTTCGTGTGGTGGCAGGGTGTCGTTGAGGACATCTACGACCCGCTGAAGATCGGGCGTGTCCGTGTCCGCATCCTCGGATGGCACACGGATGACAAGTCGGAGATACCTACCAAGGACCTGCCGTGGGCGCATGTCGTGATGCCTAGCAACAGCGCATCGATGTCGGGAAAGGGCTGGTCCCCCACGGGCATCCTCCAAGGCACTTGGGTCATCGGGTTCTTTAGGGACGGGCTCAACTCACAGGAGCCCGTGGTGTTCGGCACCCTCGGCGGCATCAACACGGTGTCGATCCCCGTGCCGAACATAAGCCAAACGGGGTTCCCCTTCGTTGATGCCGAGACGAACCGCAGGTTGGTGGCGCAGATCATCGAATCCAAGAAGCAGGAGGTCCTCGCTCAGTTGGAGGAGGCGAAGGACGATGTGGGCATGAAGCCCTATCAACTGCCGAAGAACCCCGTCATCAACCCGAGCAAGGGGTTCACGGATCCCGATGGGCTCTATCCGCTCATCTCACGCATGGACGAGGCTGACACCAACCGACTCGCACGGAACGAGCAGGTGGAGAACACCATCGTCAGGAAGAAGACCGAGAGCCTTGAGGTGTGCCAAACCGCACTCTACGGATTTTGGTCCGAGCCCAAGACACCCTATGCAGCCGTCTACCCGTTCAACAATGTGTACGAGTCTCAAGCGGGACACATCATCGAATACGACGATACCCCCAAGGCAGAGAGGCTCCACTTCTACCATTGCTCGGGCTCCTTCACGGAGATCCATCCCAAGGGCAGCGAGGTCCACAAGGTCGTGGGCAACGCATGGGACATCACGCTCAACGACAAGATGATCCTCGTCAAGGGCAACGCATCGTTCAACGCCGACAAGACCCTAAAGGTCAAGATGGGCAAGGACCTTGAGATTGAGGTCTTGGGGGATGTCAAGATGCTCGTCAAGGGAAACATGACCACGGAGGTGAAGGGAAACGCTCTCCACAAGGTCGGCGGCACCTACACCCTGTCGAGCGAGGGGAACATGGTCATCATGGCACCACGCATAGACCTCAATCCCGAGGGGGAGAATGCCTCCGAGGTCAGCACCTTCATGGACAAGTTGCGTGGGTTCGTGAACTCAATCATCACCGCCCTCGCTCCCGCCGATGCGAAGGTCACGAACACCGAACCGACACCCACCCCGCCCGAACTCCCACCCGCACCGACTAGGCAGCAAGCCGAAGAAGCCGAGGAGGACGCATTCACCGATGACAGGGTCAGGATCAGCCGCAAGTATCCGAATTTGAGCGCAAGAACCGTGGATGTTCTATTGGGGTACAGCGACGATGAGATCGAATACCTAGTGAACAACCCCCGACCGATACAGAGATCGTCCAATCAGACGAATGAAATGCTGCAAAGAATCGGCAGGTACGAGGCTCGGGGAGAATCGTAGGGGAGAGACATAAATGTGCTTCCATATTCCCGCTAACAAGATCCCCATATCGAAAACCCCGCAGTCCGATGGAACGCAGGGTTCTGTGGCTATGCCTAGCGGCACAGAGGGAGCCACCGAGAACTACATGAAACTCGGCTCCGACGAGAAGTTGAACGCCGTGACGAGCGAGGATGTGTCCATCAAGGGGATGGTCAACCCTCCCGTGGCTACCGACTTCACCGAGTCGAAGCAGTCGCTGAACGAGTTGACGGCGCAGAAGGGAGACCTGTCAAAGGTTCCCGACATCGACATCTGTGCCTTTATGAGCAATCTGCCCGATGGAGGCATCGACCTCCCGAGCCTTGAGGGGATTCCCTCGCTCAACGACATCATGGTCGCCGTCAACGGTGTCACCCTTCCTGTGCTTCAAGCGGTCTCCCAAGGGATCACGGACATCGTCGGCAGGATCGGAGGAGCAATCGGGGACATCGGTGCGGCTATCCAAGGGAGCGTACCGACGATCACCTGCGGCAAGCGTCCTGTGGTCGATCCGTTGCAGGTCGCCGCTTCCGCTGCGGGAGAACCCGCCCTCGGGGCTGCGCTCGCCCGTACGCCCGAGTCCACGCCCACGCCCACGCCCACGCCCGAGCCCGTTCCGTATGGAACTGATCCGAACATCGTCATCGAATCTCCCGATGTCACGGTCAGGAGCCTTGATGACACCATAGATTCGGGAGAGTTCTGATGCCTTTCGGGATGACGGGACAGAACCCGATTGAGTTCTACTACCCCGACAGGAACTTCGGTGAACTCAACATCAAGGAACAGGACAACTCGACATCGTCAACCTACGACGAGATCGAATGGCTGTCACCTGCGGTTCTGAACAAGGACTACAACGAGACATTCCCAAACAGACCCATCTACGAACAACAGAGGTTCCTGCGTGACGGAGACGAGACACAATCATGCTCCCTGTCTATCAGGTTGAGAGCGACATATGTCTCGCAGAGAGGATCTCCGTCAGTTACAGGAGGATCGCTGAAGTTCGCCATAGTTAGCGGCACATTCCCACCAAGTCTGACCTTGAACATCGATACGGGAAACATATTCGGTAGGGTCGATGACCTTGATGACATATTTCCTGAAGAGTTTGGTGTGCCCCCCGAAGGTCTTCCCGAGGATCCGTTGGCTGAAGAGGCTAAGGAAGTTTATGGGTTCGACTATGGGGATCAGGGACCAAAGAAGTTCACCGAGCAGAACTACGCTGAGAGGGGATCTGCATCCCTTCACAAGGGCGGATTCGGTATTGACAAGGATATCGTGTTCACCGCTAGGGCTTTCGATTCGGAACTGACCTCAAGGTACATCGACGGGATCTTCACCATCAAGACGATGAACAACTGGTCCTCCGACAGAGACGAGTTCATCCTAAATATCAGGAATCAGTTTTTCATCGATGGTAAGCCTGTGACAAACGAGGAGTACCTCACCACGATGAAGGGGAGGGGATACTTCTCCGACAACTGTCCTTGAGGGGGAAGTATGCCAGCCGCACATCGACACACGGACATCTGCTCGGGTCACTCCTGCTTCCCGCCGAGGAACAACATCCAAGGCTCGGACAATGTCTTCGTGAACAGCCTTGGGTGGCATAGGAAGGGTGATGGTTGGGCTACGCATTGCTGTGGTCCTTCCTGCCACACTAGCAAGACCGCAGAGGGCTCCTCCTCGGTCTTCATCAATAGCCGTCCTGCGGCTAGGGTCGGAGATCCCGTGCATTGCGGATCCGCATGTGCAAGGGGAAGCAACAATGTGTTCTGCGGGGGTTGACTAGGATGTGGGCAAACCTGTCTCTTTGGTTTGACATCGGACTTGCGGTGTCGGGCGGCTTGGGCGGCATTTTTGCGGGTCTTTTCTACAGCAAGGTCAAGATCAAGGCTCAGGAGCGGAAGGCGGTCGAGGAGGCATCGATCAGCCCGAAGAACTCTGCGTTTCAGAGCAAGCACACCGTTGTGCATGAGACCCTTACGGCTCTGCGGATCAAGACGGGTGCCGATAGGGCGAGAATCGGTCACTTCCACAACGGAGGCAAGTTCCTAGACGGAACCCCGATGAAGAAGTTCAGCATCACGCATGAGTCGTGCGAGCGTGGCATCCCGTATGACGGTGCCAACCTACAGAACATATTGGTGACCATGTTTTGGGACTTGGTGGAGACCATGCGGATGGACATGCCGAGCCTCTATTGGTCCATGGACATGAGGGAAGGCTACTTCCGCTCGTACAACAACGCCAACGGGATCACGGCGTACTCCGTCCTCCCGATTATGAAAGGCGACCTGTACATCGGCTTCATCACCTTGGAATGGTTCGGTGCGGAGAAGACACCGTCGAGGCAGGATTCCTTTGAGTTGGTCTTCTCACAGGCAAAGGACTACATCGAACTTGAACTCGCATTGAGGTGAGCATGGCTAAGGTAGAAAATACATCCTTCGACCTCGACATAAACTTCGACCGCAACCCTCTGTCGGGGGATGTGGCTGTGAGGAAGGACGAGGAGGCGATCAAGCGGTCGCTGAAGAACCTGATCCTCCTCAAGAGGAACGAGAAGCCGTTCCACCCCGAGGTCTATTCGGGGATACAGGACATGCTCTTTGAGTTGGTGGATCCACTCACGGTCGTTGAGGTGAAGAAGAGGATCTCCGACACCATCCGCAACTACGAGCCCCGTGTGAACACCGCCGTGGTTGATGTGGCGGATGTCATAGATAGGAATGAGATCAGGATCACGATTCGCTTCACCATCAAGAATGTGCAGCGGGTCTTCTCGACCACCGTAGCCGTTACGAGGCTCAGATGAGAAACACCTCAAACACCCCCATCAACGCACTCGGCTTTGACGAGATCAAGTCGAACCTCAAGGAATACCTTAGGGGGCAGGATCAGTTCAAGGACTACAACTTTGAGGGTTCAGCCCTCAACATCATCCTCGACCTCCTCGCATACAACACCCACTATCAGGCTTTCTACGCCAACATGGCTGCGAACGAGTCCTTCATCGACTCGGCTGCGATCAGGGAGTCGGTGGTCTCCTTGGCGAAGCACTTGGGATACACCCCACGGTCCAAGAAGGCGGCTAGGCTCGTCGTGGATGCGATCCTCACTCCTGGCGGCGTTGAGACGGTGTTCACGCAGACGGTGATCCAAGGCAAGCAGTTCATCGAAAGGGGCACGATCTTCCGTGGCAAGGACACAAACGGCAAGAGCGTGAATTTCGTCAACCTCGACAACTACAAGGCGGTTCGCAGGGGAGGCGACAACATCGTCAGGGACATCGTCCTCTACCAAGGATACCTCAAGCAGGTGTCCTTCGTGGCGAACACCCAAGGCGGCACGAATGCTATGTTCACGATCCCCGACAGGAGCGTGGACATAGACACCATCTCCCTGTTCGTGCAGAGGTCTCAGACTGACAGCACGGGATCGCAGGAACTGTGGAACAGGTCCACGGACATCAACAGGCTCAACTCGACCTCCAACGCCTTCTTCGTGCAGGAGAGCCGTGAGGGCTTTTGGGAGATCTACTTCGGCGACGGGATCGTCGGCAAGGCGGTCGAGAACGGAAACATCGTCACGATCCGCTACCTCGTCACGAACGGCAGCGAGGGCAACGGGATCGGCTTCGATGAGACCTCGGTGAAGAGGGCGATCACCTGCAACGACAGTCGAGTCACCGAAGTCAGGATTCAAACTGACGATAACGACGATGTGCAGGTTTCCTTCGGAGGCGAGGATTCGGAGGACACCGAATCCATCCGCTTCTATGCGCCGAGGAACTATCAGGCGCAGGACAGGGCGGTCACCTCGGATGACTACAAGGCGATCCTCGGTCGTGAGTACGCACAGAGGGCTGAATCCTTCTTCATTTGGGGAGGCGAGGAGAACGACCCGCCCCAATACGGCAAGGTCTTCATCAGCATCAAGCCGAGGGTCGGGTCCCGACTCTCTACCGCCGAGAAGAGGGCTATTGAGAACACCATCCTCGGCGAGAAGAACCTAGTCACCATCACTCCCGAGGTCGTGGATCCCGACCTTCTCTACATCAACCCATCGGTCAAGGTCTACTACGACGAGTCGAAGACCACCTTGAACAGCACGGGTGTCGAGTCGAGGGTCGTGGAACTCATCAAGACATTCGGAGACTCTTACCTCGGTCTGTTTCAGCGGAACTTCCGCATGTCGAAGTTCTCGTCCACCATCGACGGCTCATCACCCGCCGTCAACTCCAACAGCACGGACATCACCCTCACGAAGAGGTTTGAACCGAACATCGGCAGGGCTGCTCCCTATACGGTCAACTTCGATAATGCCCTACTCCATCCCGTGGACGGCTACACCCCGATCCTGTCGAGCGACATCTTCGGCTACACCGATACGACATCGACCGCCGTGGTCAAGCCGAGTGTCGATGCGTTCGTAGACGATGACGGATACGGGAACATCAGGGTCTACAAGCAGGTCGGCACCACCAAGGTCTACCTCAGCAGGAACACGGGGACCATCGACTACACCACGGGCAAGATCTTCTTGAGGAACTTCAAGATTGAGTATCTTGACGATGGTAAGACCGAGTTGTCGCTCACCGTGGTTCCACAGAACAGGGACATCTTTGCCCGAAGGAATCAGATCATCCTCATCGATCCGAACAGCATTTCGGTCACGACGGTGGCTGAAAAGACGGTTATAGATAGGGGTGCCAGCGATTCCGCCTTCACTCGTTGAGGCGGTGAAGGACGGGGAAAATGAGCATCGACGGAGACCGTCAACTATCACAGTTCGTGTCAGACAGGCTCCCCGAGTTCGTGCGGGTCGATCACCCCACGCTCGTCGCCTTCATGTCTGCGTACTACGAGTGGCTCGGTCTCCGCAGGGACAAGGGCAAGATCCTGTCCCCGCTCGACATGAAGGACATCCCCGACATTGATGTCACGCTCGACCAATTCGTTGACAAGTTCAAGAACGAGTACCTGCTCAACTTCCCCGAGTCGCTAGCCATCAATCCCGACACGGGGTATTTGGTAGACCCGAGGAGGCTCGTCAAGAACATCAAGCAGTTCTATCTCGCCAAGGGAACCGAGAAGTCATACGAGTTCCTGTTCCGTATCCTCTACGACACGGCAGTCGAGTTCTACTACCCGAAGAAAGACATCCTCAGGCTGAGTACGGGAAGGTGGACGCAGAACAACTATCTGAGGCTGTCCAACGCCTTGGGTGATGGCATCTACAGGGCTGCGGGTAACACCGTGGTGCAGCGCAACTCCTCGGGACAGATACTCGCCACGGCGAGGTGTGTTGAGGTCAGCGTGTATCAGGTGGGAAACTTCGATGTCGCCGAGATGCTCATCACGGGAAGGAATGGAACATTCCAAGCGGGTAACCTCGGTATTGAGTTTACTGACGGCGAGGACACCCTCCGTGAAGTGAAGGTCTACAGCGTCATCTCTTCCATTTCCGTGACGAACGGTGGCTCGGACTATCAGGTCGGGGAGAAAGTCACCTTTGTCCCTGTGGGGAGCGACAGCGGTCAGCGGGGCACGGGGACGATCACCGAGGTGGACAGTCTCGGGGGCATCCGCAAGATCAACATCGATGACTTCGGCATCAACTATCAGGTTGCACCCACGATCTCCATCGCCACTAGCAGGGGCACGGGCTTCTCGGGAACCGTGACCGTGGGGGCATTGGCTCAATCTGCGGGCTTCTACGCCAACAACGACGGTCGCCTCAGCACGAACAAGGTCCTTCAGGACAACAAGTACTACCAAAATTGGTCGTATGTCCTCAAGAGCGAAGTCGTTATTGACAGGTATAGGGAGGTGGTTCGCCGCCTCGTACACCCTGTGGGAACAGCAATGTTCGGTTCGGTGCTTATCAAGCGTTGCTCGCACGATGATCTCGCCAACGCATCCTCGGTCGCTAGGTACGAGGTTCCGATCATCGGGCACTACATCCCGTACACATTCCATACCTTTGACGATCTCTCGGCATGGTTTATGACGGGGACAACGGGAGGGATGACTGCTGCGGGATACAAACCGTCGTTCCACGACATCTACATCAGGGGAGAGGGCGATGGCATCGTGATCGGAGGCAACCCGATCAGCAACAACATCCCCTTCGCCGCCACGGGTGGTGCGTTGGGTCTGACGGGATTCCAAAATGCCGACCCATTCTGGATCGTTTACACGCACCCAAACCGAAAGTTGAGCAACGAGAAGCACATCGCCAAGATTTGGACAACCCAACTCGGCGATTTCCTCTCATGGGGGGAATGGGACCTTTCGGGGGATCCTGCCAACCAAGAACGGGTCAACACTTGGGTCAAGGAACTCACCGACAAGTTCGCCTCGGACGGAACACAGAACTCCTGCTGCAAGGGGTCCTGCTGCCGTGGCGAACTGTACAGGGAGCCGTATGACTTCAACTACGCACTCTTGAACTACAGCGAGGACAGCGAGTTCCGCAAGATCACCGCTCGGGCTTTCTTCAACATGCCCATCGGCGAGGTCT